CATGGTGCGCTGCCGGGTAGAGGGCGACCGCGAAAAGCGCGGCTGGTACATCCTCCATGAGATCACCCTGACCGGCGGCGACATCGTCTTTGTCGGCTCGTTCGGCATCTGGCAGGGCGCAGACAACAACGCGCAAAAGATAGAAATCACCCGGACCGACTTAACCGCCGAGCAAAAAGCCGCCATCAAACAGCGCATTGCCGACGACAAAAAGCGCTCCGATGCAGAGCAAAAGCGCAAAGCCGAACAATCCGCGGCCAAAGCCAGCGCCGCCTGGCGCAAACTCGAAACCGACGGCGATTGCGACTACCTGCATCGCAAAGGCGTCATCGCCCACGGCATAAGATTCACCGAAAAAGGCGCACTGGCCGTGCCGATGCTCGACACCCAAGGCCGCATCCACGGCCTGCAACTCATACTCGACAAAGTCAAACAAAAAGACCTGATCGAAAGTCACGGCCGCGACAAACAATACTGGCCGGCAGGGGCCGTCAAAAAAGCCCACTTCCACCTGATCGACAGCCCGACCACACTCATACTGATCGCCGAAGGCTACGCCACCGGCGCCACCTTATACGAAGCCACCGGCTTTCCCGTAGCGATAGCCTTCGACGCGGGCAACCTCCCGGCCGTTGCCCAGGCGCTCAAAAAATACTATCCCAAAGCCCAGATCCTAATCTGTGCCGACGATGACGCCTTCGCCCGCTGCAAACACTGCAAAAAACCGGTAAAAGTCAACCTATCCGCGACTTGCCCACACTGCAACCAGCCGCACGGCAAGAAAAACGCCGGCAAAGAATACGCCGAACTCGCCGCCCTGGCCGTCAATGGCCGCATCGTATCGCCAAAATTTGCCGATGATGAAGCCCGATTCGACCACTACAGCCGCAACCAAGGCAAAATCACCGACTTCAACGACCTCCACCTGACCGATGGCCTTCACACGGTAAGAATACAGATCGAAGAAGCCATCAAACAAGCAGGCTATACCGTCACCGCCAAAGCGCGGGACGCGCAACAACAGGGGGAAGGGGAAGATAAAAAAGCCCCCTTAAAGCCCATCGACGACTACAACGATGCCCTAGAGCGCTTTGCCCTCGTCTACGGCATGGGCGGCATGCTCTTCGACGCCCAAGAACACATGCGCGTCGCCCTCAACGACTTCAAACAAGCCTGCGTCCATTCCGACATCCCCAAACGCTGGCAAGAAAGCAAACAGCGGCGCATCGTGCGCCCGGACGAAGTCGGCTTCGACCCGACCGGCAAAGACAAAAACATCACCTGCAACACCTGGGACGGCTGGCCGACAAAACCCAAAGAAGGCAACTGCGAGCGCCTGCTGGAACTGCTCATGTACATGTGCGCCGAAGAAAAAAACAGCACCGCCATATACCAATGGGTCCTGAGCTGGCTGGCCTACCCGCTGCAACATCCCGGCGCCAAAATGAAAACCACCATCGTCATCCACGGCCCCCAGGGGACCGGGAAAAACCTATTTTTCGACGTCATCCTCGGCATCTACGGCAAATACGGCCGCGTCATCGACCAGTCCGCAATCGAAGACAAATTTAACGATTGTTTTAGCGGAATGCTATTCATGCTGGCCGATGAAGTCGTAGCAGCATCCGATCGATGGCATGTTAAAAACAAACTAAAAGGCCTAATCACCGGCGATCGAATCCGCATCAACCCGAAAAACTTTGCGGCCTACGAAGAGTCCAACCACGTCAACATCGTATTCCTGTCCAACGAACGCATGCCCGTCGTCATCGACCAAGACGACCGACGGCATCAAGTCATTTGGACGCCAGCCAAACTAAGTGAAGACTACTACAAAGAAGTAGCCGCCGAAGTAGACAACGGCGGAGCAGAAGCCCTGCATGATTACCTGCTAAACCTAAACCTGGGCGACTTCACCCCCCATACCAAACCAATAATGACCGCCGCCAAAAAAGACCTTCAGGATTTGAGCAAGGACAGCATCATCCGGTTTCTTGATGAGTGGGTGGGTGAAGGCAGTGGTGACGAACTTGGCGAAATACCTAACATACCGGCCCTGACAGAAGATATTTACGACTTATATCGACATTGGTGTGGCAGGCAAGGAATCAGGCCATCACCACTCAATAAAGCCATTGACCATATCAGCAAGCTTCCAGGAGTGCGCAAAGAGCGCGAGTGGTACAGCGTCGGTGGACAAAAAAGCAAGTCGGCAAGGGCATTCATTTACCCGCCAAAGTGCCTAGAAATGAACCCTGGAGAGAGTAAGCAGTGGTGGCTGGGGCAGTGCGTTCAGGATTTTTGTGAGGCGGTAAAGGCGTATAAAAATGGCGGGTAAAACGACCTTTTCCAATATACCGGGTATACCGGATATACCGAACTTAAAAATTGCAGCCCAGTATACGCACAGGCCGCGCCGTTCGCGGCTTTGCGACCCATTATACCGAGTATACCGGACTGCTCCTTACGTGACGCGCGAGAAACGCAAAGCGGTCAATACAAAAAAGACTCTCTCGCGTATATGTACCCCGGTATACCCGGTATACCCGGTACATGTCACGCCGTCCGCCGCATTCGGATATACCGGGCATTTTTACGCCCCAGTATACCCAGTACATTTATTAAATTTATTAAAAAAATGAAAAAGATAATGTGTGGACAAGAAAACGTAGCCGACTTTAACCGGCAAATGAAAGCCATAGCCCCTGAATTCCATTCCCTGGCTAAACAACTCCACGCTGCCGGCTTAATAACCGGCTTGCGCGGCGCTACGCTCGAAATCGGCCCCTTTGATGAACAACCCATCATTGAGCAGCCAGCGCCACCAGCGCCCAAACACTGCCAAGATTGCCGCCAATGGCTACGCGACACCATCGGCTTAGGCGAAGGCATCGGCGAATGCTTACTAAACAGCCGCCCAACCCTGCTGAAATGGCCCAAACAAACCGCCTGTCACCTGTTTGAGGAAAAAGCATGACCTTAATGAGCCAAACCGACTTCGCCGCTCACCTCGGCGTCAATCGCAGCCACATAACCCAGCTCAAAAATGCAGGCCGCTTAGTCATGCAAGATGGCAAAGTAGACGTAGAAGCCTCCATCAAGCGAATCAACGACACCAAAGACCCCGCCAAAGAGAGCGTGGCAAAGCGTCATCAACAAGAACGCAGCCAAAAAGCGCAGAGCACAGAAAAAGCCCCATCCGTTCCCGGAACCGGCAGCCGCTTTCAATCGGCAAAAGCACGGCGCGAAGAAGCCAACGCCGACCTAACCGAAATCGAACTGCAAACCCGCCGCGGACAACTACTGATAGCCGACGAAGCCAAACTCGCCGTAGCCGACGGCGACACCACCATCCGCAACCGGCTCGAATCACTGCCCGACATGCTGGCCCCGCAACTGGCCGCCGAAAGCGACGAACAAAAAATCCGGTCCATGCTAACGGACCACATCGAATCCCTGCTCAGCGATTTGTCGCTCAGCTTTTACGCATTAGCCAAATAGGAAGTCCACTTGACACCATCCGCAAATGCCCAGGCCGCGTTCCCCAACGCCGCCCACATCATCAACACCGCCCGCGCCCGAGCCTTCGCCCCGCGCAAGACCCAAACCGTGTCAGAGTGGTCGGATAAAAACATCATACTGTCGCGCAAAACAAGCCCCGAACCGGGCCCGTGGCGAACCGACAGAAACCCGATCCTGCGCGAACCGATGGACAGTCTGTCGGCTCGATCTGCGGTACATGAAGTTGTGATGAAATTCCCAATCCAAATAGGGAAGAGCGAGGTTGGTCGTAACGCAATCGGATACTGGATGTGCGAATCGCCAGGGCCGATCATGGCCTGCTTCCCGGCTGAAGTCAGCATGAACAAATGGATAAACCAGAAGCTTAATCCCATGCTGGAAGATTCGCCGAACGTCAGGGAAGTATTGGCATCCACCAACACCAGAAACGCGGCCAATACCAAAGAATTCAAGGACTTTCTTGGCGGTCAGCTCTATGTCGAACATGCTGGAGCGCCGGCCCGTTTGAAATCCACATCGGTCAAATACCTGGTTGTCGACGAATTAACCGAGTTTGCCAATTCGCTGAAAACTGGCGACGACCCGCAGGCGATGCTGGAAGACCGCTATTCGGCCTATACCTCGACATACAAGCGGCTGGATATTTCATCGCCCGGCACAAAAGGAATTTGCCGGATCGATGAGCGTTACGAGTTATCAGACCAGCGCCAATATTATATGCCGTGCCCGCATTGCCTTGCCGAAATCAACTTCGAATGGTCCGGCCTGCAATGGATGCAGGGCGGTAAAAACGTGGTATATGCCTGCCCGGAATGCGCCTGCATTATCGAAGAGCACCAAAAAACCGACATGATCAAGTCCGGGCGCTGGATTCCTACATTCCCAGGGCGGTCGATTCGCGGCTATACCGTCAATTGCTTGTATTACCAGATCGGCCTGGGTCCACGCTGGGAAAAACTGGTAGAAATGTGGTTAAGTGTTCAAAACGACCCGGCTAAATTAAAAACCTTTGTCAACAGCCGCCTGGCCGAAGCCTGGGAAGATCCCTCCATGCGCGCGGTCAAACTCAACGTCATCGCCGACCGTGCCGAAGCCTACCCGCTACGCGTCGCCCCGCTGGGCGTTTGCAAAGTAATCGCCGGCGTCGATACCCAAGACAACCGGCTGGCTGTACAAATCATCGGCATGGGCAAAGGCACAGCCATCTGGGTGCTCGACTACATCGAACTCATGGGCGACCCCGCCGACGATGCCGTCTGGGTCGCCTTAACCGACCTGCTTAACCGCCCGATCGAACACATCAACGGCCACGCCCTGCCGATCGAAGCCACCGCCATCGACGCAGGCGGCCACCGTACCGAAGCCGTCAAAGACTTCGTGCGCCGCCGCATGATCCGCCGCCCCATGGTCATCTTCGGCGCAGTGCCCAACAACGCCCCGGTACTATCCAAACCCAAAGCCCAAGACGTCAACTGGAGAGGCCAATACAACAAACGCGGCGTCATGATCCAGCACGTCGGCACCGTCGCCGTAAAAAACAAACTGTTCGGCCGCATGGCCACCGATGGCGACAAACCCAAAGAAGCCCGCTTACTGCATTTCTCCGAAGACCTACCCAAAGAATACTTCACCGGAATCGTGTCCGAGACCTTCAATCCGCGCACCAACCGCTTCGAGAAAAAACGCGGCGCAAGAAACGAACCGCTCGACACCCTCGTTTACGCCTACGCCGCCGCTCATCACCACGAATTACGCCTGCACCTCTACACCGCCGCCAAATGGGAAGAACTAGAGGCCAAATTAGCCGTCGTATCGAGCGATGAATACAAAAGACTGCAACAACAGGCCGCATTATTGGCCCAACAGCCGCAGCAAACCAAGCCATCCCGCAACAACCTATTCATACCCCTATGACCGACGAAAACGACAACATCTATCAACAGATCGATCTGGAAGTAAAACAGGCCGTGCAGCGTTTTAACGTAGACCTAAAACTGACCGATAGCATGGCAACCGCAATAACCGCACGCCTGCAAAAACTGCTTGCCAGAAAGATCATCTATTTTCCCAGCATCGTGAGCCAAGAAGAGCGCTACGCCGCGATAAAACGAGATTTCAATGGCAAAAACAAAAACGAACTCTGCAAAAAATACGGCATCAGCAGAAGCACACTCTATCGGGCGATCAAATGAAAACCCAAGATTCGGCCATCGTAAACAACCCGTTCAACACCAAGGAGAATAACCATGCCTAATACACACAACCAGCAACTTATCCCTGTCTTTACAGGCGAAATATCCGGCACAACCGTTCAGCTTGTCGATGCTCGTTTGCTGCATGAATTTTTAGAATCTTCTCAGCGTTTTGCTGACTGGATTAAAAATCGCATATCCGATTATGGTTTTATCGAAAATCAGGATTTTTTGCTTCATAAATTTATGAAGCAAACCGGAAGCGGAGGTCACAATAAAATTGACTATTACCTAACCTTAGATACAGCCAAAGAAATCTCGATGGTCGAGCGCAACGAAAAAGGCCAACAAGCGCGGCGTTACTTTATCGACTGCGAACGCCGTTTACAGCAAGCAAAGCCCATGCAGTTTTCTGATTTACCAACTAAGCCATCGCCTTTTTTAAACGTCGATTCCGGGTTGCTGCGGAACCTGATGAAATTCCCAAAAGCAGTGTCTGAGGTCTACCTGATGGATTGCGGAGTAACGCCTGAGTATATTGCTTACCGGCAAAGCCAGCCAAACCAAAATCAAACCATCAATCGCGCACAGCTCGCCCCGCCCAAACCCGAGCGCCAGCCTCTTTCAGTATGGGTCGTGCGCTTTGTCGCCGACTGGCAAAACGGTTTATTAGGAGCGCCTTTTGTGCCGTGTTTGGGTGAACAGGTGATTAACTTATTTCGTCGGTGGGTTCCCGAAGATCAACCGGTCAATGATTACGCTGAAGTGATGACAGAACTATACAAGCACCCGATGCTTTATAGGCAAAGAAACTGTATTGATCGAGCAACCAATAATCATCGAGTCATGACCATGATTAACTTACAAAAACCTGCCGAAGGACAGTCATATTATGAGTATGTCACAGAGAGCATCGAAAAGATGGAACACTATTTTAGAGGTTCATGAAGCCATGTAGGGTGCGCCGTGCGCACCATTGAAACCCTGCTCGACGACCTGTCGCGCAGTTTTTATAACTTAGCCAAATAGGAAAGCACCATGAACAGTACATGGATTATCGATGTTAATAAAAACGGCGTTCGTTTTACGCGGATACACGAAGGTAAAGCCATAGAAAATTATGGCGAAGTAACCCTCGCTAAAGCCGCCGTTTATGCAGCCGCAATCATTCAGGGCTTTCAACCACCACGCAGCCTTTTGAATTGCGATAAACATGAGGGTTGAACTCAATCTGCACTAGCTCTTCATCGCGTTGTTTGACACGATAAAACTCAAGACCACTAAAGGAAACTTGGTAGTGGTCTGGGTATTCAGCAAGAGCAGCACGAAGTTCAGCGACGGAAATAGTAGGAATTTCGATTTTAGACACAATTAACCTCTAACTTAAGCAGCATTTAAAAAGTCCAAAGTATAGACCACACATGAACCTATTGACGAACCATGAAAACGGCACTATTCTTGCCCCATCTGCCCCACATTGGGCAGGCGGGTTTGGTCGCTCGTAAATTCCAGGTGTAGAAGTTATGCGCCGTCAGGTTCATAGCTTTTTTTATGTCTCCCCATTTTTGGGGGGTGGCGTATTGGGAAGCCTTCGGGCTTGCCGGATCCTGGACCCGGTCGACCAACCTGATACGTCATCCCCCGCCCAAAGTTTGGTCGCTTCGGTCGGTGGTTTAAAACTACAGTCCAGGAGAAATCCATGAATACTCAAGTCCCAACAGAATTCCGTCCGCATGTTGCCGTTATCAACGGACAAATCAAAACCACTTCGTTAAAAATCGCCGAGCATTTTGGCAAGCGCCATGACCGTGTTTTAAGAGGAATTAGAGATCTTGATTGCTCCTTAGAGTTTTCAAAACACAATTTTGTGTTTTCATACTACGATCAACTGCAACCCAATGGCGGTTCGCGACAACAGCCACTTTATGAAATCACCCGAGACGGTTTCGTGTTTCTGGCAATGGGCTTCACCGGCAAAGAAGCAGCCAAATGGAAAGAAGCCTACATCAACGCCTTCAACGCAATGGAGCGCGAACTTTCAGAGAAAAGCCAACCATCACAGTTGCCGGAACCACAAGAACCGCTCTCGGAAGAAGACTGGGCTTGCCTGTTTGTAGTTCACGAAGAAACCCAGCATTTAATCACCGACCTAAAGCCGGTCTTGGACATGCTCAGTTCCATCAAATTGAACAATGTCTATCTCTACCTGAAAAACCTGCAAATCGTCACCGATAAATTACGCAATCGCTTTGGCAAAAAAATGGACGAGGCCGCCAGCCGAACCGGCATGTTCGCCCGAAAAAACTGGCGGCCAACCCCGGAAGCAGAAAAGATTAAACAACAGGCAACAGAAACTGACCGCGTCCGCATCCTAACCAGTTTTGACCGAGGCGAACAACCCACGCAACAACTCGTGCCCTGGAATAGCAGTGTTATTGATCCCGACAATGCCGCTCAGCTCAAAGCCCTAATTCATGACCAAGTGCCTGTCGAGCTTCTATTGGATGTGATTGATGCCGCCAGCAAAAAGCTGGCACACAAATTAATCAGGCAATAGGGTAGGGTGGGCAACGCTTTTCTGCCCACCGTTCATGTCGGCAAAGGGAGGGCAAACGATAAAGCGGTTTACCACCCTACCGGACTGTAGTGTTTAAAACGAATCTTCTCACGAACTTTGTCGAGTAATTTCTTGGGTTGCGTCGATGTCGTATTTGTTTGCATGATCTGTCGCCTTTGCTTATACTCTAGTCCATGAAATCAATAAGATATTTTCGATTAAAATGATTATACGACATCTTGCCTGGATTATTGGACAATTGATGTCGTATATATTACGTTAGGTATGGAGAACCCTTAATGGCTTTTCGCTTTCAAATTTCGGCAAATCTTCTCTCTTGGCCAAATTCATGTGCTTGTTGCGGCGGAAATGCTGACACCAAACTTCATGCTGCGGCTTCACGTACCACAGGAAAGCGCGTGCGGCACACCACAACATCTTCGTGGAAAGTTCCATACTGCTCCCAATGCGTACGCCACAAAGAAGCCTATGAGTCAGCATCAATTTGGCTTGTGGCTAGCTTTGTATTGGGGTTAATTGCATGGTTTTTCGTCGCGAAAGCTAGCAGCGGCTCAGTCGGTTTTTTCATAGGCATGGTTGTGGCACTACTTGGTTTCTGGCCTTGTAGCAAAGCGCAAAAACAAGCGCGATCGCTCATGTTATCCAGTTGCTGCAGCCCAACTTCTGCTGTGCAATACATAGAGTGGCACGGAACATTTCATACGTTCGTTTTTGCAAGCAAGTCATATCTGGAGTCATTTCTTGCTGCCAATTCGCGTAAAAAACGCTCTGAAATCACGCAGCTATGAAACACAACCTAACATGGCGCTCAACCGGAGCGCGGTTATAATGCGGTTATATTTTTCAGCTTTCCGGGCCGCGCCCGGTTAGCTCTACGTTAGAGCTATCACCGAATATGCGCATTAATGGAAAAACTGTCGTTTTGGTTTTAATGGTCGCTGTTGCTTTATTATGGTATGTATTACTGCTTGAGTTTTCGCCACTACCTTTGCATGTAATTGATCGTGACAAATCTGGAATAGTTTCATTTATTGAAGCGTTGGATTCTGCAGATATTGGAAAGCGTGCCGTCGATGGCAAACCAAACTGCCTTGAATATTTTTGGTTTAAAGATGGGTTACCTGCTTATGAAAGTTGCACCAATGTTAACAATCAAAAGGTCTAAAGCTGTAAGGCGGTTTCGCGCTAGCAAACCGCCACATTCGCACAACACTGATGACAATCAGTCGAAGTTGTGGCGGATTGCCTGCGGCGAATCCACCCTACAGCACTACGGAAGCGGGGGGCAGGCCTTGCATTTGACATTAACGCTGTAAGGCGGTTTCGCGCTAGCAAACCGCCACATTCGCACAACATTGATGACAACCAGTCGAAGTTGTGGCGGATTGCCTGCGGCGAATCCGCCCTACAGCACTTTTTCATCTAACATGGTGCTCAACCGGAGCGCGGTTATAATGCGGTTTTGTTTTTAAGCTTTCCGGGCCGCGCCCGGTTAGCTTTACGTTAGGCGATTGCAAACAGAGGACCGAAAGTTGTGCGACCAAACAAACCTACTTCGATAGTTATCTGCTTAGCATTGTCGTTATCCATACTAAGCCCAGAATTAGCAATAGCCTGTAAATCCCGCTTTTATCCGGAGTCCTTTCCATTAGATGAACTCAAAGAATATGACCATATTTACGTGGTGAGGGTGGACAAGGTAAATCTTAGCCGCCCACTTGAAGAAAGTTGGTACGCGCCTCCGTTTAGTTTTGAAGGCGAAATAATAAAATCCCTCAAAGGGCCTAAGAAAGCAGGCGATATTATTCAAGCAGTAACAAGTTCAAACGAAGAGGCCCAAGCGAGGTGTCCAATTTTTCTAGAAACCGGAAAAGTTTATTTACTTATGTTCACAGGTGATGAAACGCCTTATTTACTACCTCGCTATGGATCGTTATACACTTCATCTGAGCAATCGGAGTTTTCTCGTTATATTGCCAACATAATTCGTGCTAACAATAACAAACGGAAAAAATAACAAATATGTTGTTCTTGCGCTTAAATAATTTGCCTAACATGGCGCTCAACCGGAGCGCGGTTATAATGCGGTTTTATTTTTCAGCTTTCC